TACTCGTTACGACCGTCGCAAACCTGTGGGGTATAGAGCAGTACGACGTTGGGCTGAACAGCAGTTTCCCTCCGAGTGCTGGCATCGACTAGAGGCTGACGATGTTCTTGGCATCCTCGGTACTCGACACCAGTACAAAACAGTTATCTGGTCTGGCGATAAGGATCTTAAACAGATCCCAGGTCTTCACTTAGATAACGAAGGCAACATCTATCACATTTCCCAACTTGAAGCTGATGTCTATTTTTATCGTCAGGCTCTTACCGGTGATTCCACTGACGGCTATCCTGGCTGCCCTGGCGTGGGACCAAAAACAGCGGAAAGACTTATCGAGGAAACTGGGTTTGACGAAGCCGCCGCATGGAGAACTGTAATCAGTCAGTACAAAAAGAAAGGTTTAGGTGCTGATTACGCCTTGACCCAAGCACGCCTTGCTCGCATCCTCCGTGACACTGAGTACACATTCGATGAAGTTCAACTATGGACCCCAACTTCGATCCCATCTGTCCCAGCCACTACGCTTTCGACGAAGGAGTAATTGAATGTATTGATTACATCGAAAGCCACGCCTTTGATTTTATTGAAGGCAACATCATTAAATACGTCACTCGGCACCAACACAAAAACGGTACTGAGGATCTCAAAAAAGCTCGGTGGTATCTCGACCGCTTGATCAAACGATCAGAAGAATGGGACGCCAAGTGGAGCAAACGCCAAAACATTTATCAGGAGGTTATTGACGATGCTGACTTCGAACTCCGAATTAGTTCGGACTTGGATGCAACGAGCGGACCAGTTAACCAATCCTGATAACGAACAGCGTGAACAGCAACTTGCGTATGTCGAAGAAGAGTTCTATGAACTTCTTTACGCGTATCGCAATGAGTCTCGCGCACAAGTTATCAAAGAAGCCTGCGACCTACTATGGGTCACTTATGGTTTGCTTCTTACCTTGGGTGTGGATCCTGATTCTGCTTTCGATCGGCTCTACACCTCTAACTGGTCCAAGTTTCCTTTCACAAAAGTGGATGGAAAAGTCCAGAAAGGCCCCAACTACAAACCCGTTGACTTCTCAGACCTATGAAGCCTTACGATGAACTGCTGAAACAAATTCCTCAAGGCGCTTGGCAATACGTCGAAGCCGAATATGAGGAAGATGATGAAGGTGAGGGCTCGATTCAGTTCTATTGGGACGAAGACGAGCACCCTGAACTAGCTCCCCTTTCTCAACTCACTGAAGATCAGTGGGAAGACTTTGTAATCACTTCACTTCAACGAGCAATTGACAACGATGAAACTGACCAAAGCGACTCTGAACCCAGCAATCGCGATGACCGGGAGGGTGGAGAGCTGGATTGAGAATCCCACCCGCCGTTATCCCGTTAGTTGTACTGTGTTCGTTGTGGAAGACACAATGGACGAGCACGAAGATGGGCTTGAAGGGTCTTGGCAATTTGCTAGTAAAGCTCTTCGATACGGTGCAGGGGTGGCTATCCATCTTTCTAAGCTTCGCGGCAGGGGCACAAAGAACACTCACGGAATGGTTGCTTCAGGCCCTTGTGGGTTCATGGAGATTTACTCCAAATTCAACGAGATTCTTCGTCGCGGCGGTACCTACCGGAATGGTGCGGTGGTTGCTCATCTTGACGCAGATCATCCTGACATTTTGGAGTTTGTTAATTACGATCGCGGTCGTATTCCTTGGATCAAACGTTGCGTTAATGTTGATCCTCTAATTATTGACGAACCAGACAAACTGAAAGCAATCATGGACGCTGCCCGTAAGGGTGATGTTTGGATTGTTAAAAAGCAGTACGACGCAAACGGAGAGCGCATCTACTCCAACGTGTGCCAAGAGATTCTTCTGAAGTCTCGGGACACTTGTCTGTTGTCTCATATCAACTTGGGTCTCACTAAGATTGATGAGATTCCTCAAGCCTTTGCTGATGGCATGAAGTTCCTTTGTGAGCTTTATGAGCAAACTGGGGTAGATGAATCTGGTATCTACAGCCGCAAAGATAACCAAGTTGGTCTGGGTGTCCTTGGCTTGGCAAACTTGCTGGCTATTGAAGGCGTGACCTATGAGGACTTTGTGGGTGCTCTGCGTCGCAAGAACCTGGGTGTAGGTAGCGCTGAAACCAAAGCCGGTGAGATTGCTCACGCCATCTTCCTGGGCTTTATGGAGGCCTCTAAGGTGGCTGCTGACCATAAGATGTCACGAGCTTTCACAGTGGCTCCTACAGCGTCTTGTGCGTACCGCTATGTAGATCGTGAAGGGTTTACTACAACCCCCGAAATCTCACCTCCGATTAGCCGTGATGTAGATCGTGATAGTGCCACTCTTGGTGTGCAAAGTTACAAGTTCAACCCCAAATGTGAGACCGCTGAACAAGTTGGTTGGGATACATTTTTTGAGTTGAACTGTGAGTGGCAACGGCTGATGGATAGCACGGGAATGGCTCACGCAATTTCTATGAATTGGTGGTCGGATATGACATCCATGGACCGTCAATTTATGTCACGATGGTTGAACTCCCCCTTGAAGAGTTTGTATTACTCTCTTCAAGTAATGGCCGACATCCAAGATAAATCCAATGCCTACGCCGCTATTAGCGATGTAGATGTTGAGGATTACCTTGCCAATTTGTTGGAGGGAGATTCTGAACCTCAATGCGATTGCGCCGAATGAACCCGTATCAGAAACTGCTAGCCCGTAAGCGCACTTGGACTCCTATTCAATCAACCGCTGGCAAACTGAAAGAGGGCTCGGAGGAAACAGTCTTCCGGGCTCTCGCCCTTCGTCATATGGAGTTGCCTGTTGGTGACTTTATCCAAGATGCTTGCTCTAATGAAATTCCTGAAGCCTCCCGTGCGCTTCTTGAAAGCAACGTCAAAGACGAAATCCGCCATGATCTTGCGCTGGGATATATCACCAATGCATTGGGAGTGGATGAACAGGCCGAGAAAGAAGCCTTCCGACTACGGCAAGCGTGGATTGAACATCCAGATCATCCGGTCCTCAAAGCAATGGTGGCCGAGCGTGCGATCTTTTTCGTTCTCCTCCCGTTCTTTCGTTTTAACGGTGATGCTGGTCTCCGAACGGTAAGCGCTGACATTAGTCGTGATGAACAAGTTCATGTTGCTGCCAATAGCCTTGTTTGTCGTGAGCTGGGGCTTAGTGTCTCTCCTTCTCTTGATAAATTGCGTAAGGCAACTGTCAATTGGGTGATGCAACCACTTGGTAGTTCTGACAATAAATATCTTGATCGTCAGTTCTGGCTGGATCAAAGCGACAGCTTGATGTATTCAGGTAAAGCTGAAGGTTTGATTGAAACCCAACGAGCTCGGATGCCTGCGTTCTTTGAGACGAGTAACTCTGATCTTCCCAGCTACGCTTGATTCATAAGGGGTTACGTTATGGCGCTGATTACCCAAGATCAATTCTTTGAACTTTGGTTTCCTGGTACTTATTGGGATCGATCAAACCAAGCTCTTGGTGGTCATGACACTGCAGGAGCCAGACGTAACGCTCGGGAATCTCCTAACGGTAGTCGTCAATTTGCAGCAGCTTGGGAAGCATATAACCGTGATCAGATTGCTGCTGCAAACCCTAGAAGTGTTCTTGATGGCCCTTACACATTTAATGAACCTGCACCAACGTTTACTCAATGGGCGGGTCCTTGCTATGACGCTAATTGTCAAAGATTAAGGGCATCTATTGAAGCTGAAGAAAGAAGTAATTATTCTTCTTGGCAAACAAGAAAATCACAAGCAGAAGCAGCAGAACAAAAACGATTGTATGAAGTTGCTTTATTGCAAGAAGCAGATGTAAAAGCTCAAATTTACGAAGCTGAACAAGCTGCAGCGTTTTTATCTAGTGAACAGCAACGTGTTCAACAAGACCTTGTACTTGAACAGCAAAGAATTGCTGAACAACAAAAGCAAGATCAAGCAAATATTGAAGCTCAAATTAATGCTTCACGTCTTGCTACGGAGCAAGAAATGGCAACAATTAAATCTCAATTTGAAACTGAAAAAACTGCTAATGAAAAAAGGATTGCTGAAACAGTTGCTGAAACTGCAAAACAACAATTAATTACTAAAAAACAAGTTGCTATTAAACAAAAAGCAGCTAGTAAGCAAAACATAGTTCCACAACAAGCCACTCCAGAAACAAGGACATTAACAAAAGCAAAGAAAACAATGATTGGACAGCCTGGCGTATCGGCTACCAGAGTTAGTGCAAAGTCAGGTGTAGGCGGCTATGGTGGTACGGCTCCAGCCAGAGTTAACCCAACAGGTTTAAACATATGATTCCCTACGTTGAACCTGAAATAATCCAGTATTTGGATGAGCTTTATCCAGACAAGGCTCCTGACCTTAGTATGGAAGAGAAACTCATTTGGTTTACTGCTGGACAGGTTTCAGTTGTAAGGCATCTTAAAGAGCAACACAGGCTTCAAGAGGAAACTAAGTATGGCTAAAAACAGCTCACTTAATTCGATCCTTTCAATTCTTGGCGTCGTTGGCGCTGGTGTTGCTGCTTACCAAGGTTTTCGGGCTGCTGAAGATCGGTCAAATCAATTCCGCGCTCAACAAGAAGCTGCTGCACGGCAATACTCTTTAGCTCAGCAAGCAACTGAAAACCAGACTCGTCTTGTTAACGAACAGATTACAAACCTTAGATCTAGTTTGGTTCAACGTCAAAAGGAATTTGAAGCATCTCAAGTTGCTTATACCCAACAAGCTGAAACAAGTCGTCAACAACTAGAGCAAGCAAGAGCTTCATCAGCAGCTCAGTTGAGCACTATGCGTGAATCTGCTGCTCAACAAAGCAGACAAATGCAAGAGCAACTCACTGCTCAAAGAGCCTCTCAAGAATCTCAACTTGGAATTGCTAGAGAACAACTGACTCAATATCAAGCTCAGGCTGCTTCAATGCAGGAGCAAGCTCTCCAATCTCGCAAAATGGCAGAGCAACAAATGAGTCAACAAAAGGCAAGTTCGGCTGCGTTGTTGCAACAACAAAAGATTTCTTCTGCTATTCAACAACAGCAAGCTGCAGCAGCACCTGTTGGTAGCCGAGTGCGTCAACGTGTTGGCACACCTGCTGCACTGCGTACTAGTTTGGAAATACAATCACCTGTTGCTGGTCTTGGGATTGCAGCAGGTTCATCAAATGCAGCTGGTGGTTTGAATGTCTAATGCTTCGGCTCGTTACTCGGCACTAGAGCCAGAAAAGA